CCCCTACGACTCTCGCTCACCAAGCGGTGAGAAGATACATCGTAGGAGACGAGCTGGTAGATAGCGGAGGTGTCACTGCCACCCCAAAGATGTTTCGGAATATAGGACTTGAGCCAGTACCAGGTGTCTTCGACCTCAGGGTCTAGAACACTAAGCGCTGTCCCTCGTCCAGCCCATTCACGCAAACCATTTGCGACGTGAATCGCGTCAATGATCGTTGTGATGGGTCTCCGAACATAGAAAGGAGTTATATCGATACCATTCCAATAATGACCTCCGCATGATTCTCTGAAGGGGCCCGACGAAAACGATTTCTTGGCGTTAACCTTGAAACCGAAGAAGTTGAGCACCCAACTCAGATCATCATACATCGCTGATGGACAGATTATGTCGTCACCGTAGATTGATATGATACCCGAAACGCCAGTAAAATAGGCCGTGGCACGCGCAAGAACATAAAAGAGCAAGCTCTCGAGTTCAAACGTGTAGCCATTTCCCATTGAACTGAACATCTCGTTCCGATGGACTTCGACGAAACTTCCGCGAGGAATATTCGTCACAGGACTCCTGATAGAATCGAGTAGGGTGTACCAAACCACAGGAAGGAGTAACTCCACCAAGGCAGTACTAACACTATCACTAGCGCTAGACAGATCCATAGTGGCGAGGCCCCCCGAAAGGGATCCTTGCTGTGCCAATGATCGGTTTATCGACTGATCATTGAGGTTTATGTTGATACGCTTAAGCTGACGCCTGATGTAGGCGCCGCAACCCTTTTGAAGCCACATGTTGATGTCAGGCTCTTTACAAGCCACTCGATCAATATCGGTTTTCTTAGGGACGGTAAACATCACATTACCCGGAACACTCTCGATTAAGAGAGTGCTCCTCCGATTAAACCATAAAGGAAGTTCATCATGTAAGTCAATGAACCACTCTATAGCTCTTTCGGTAGCGTGTGCTTCTCCGAGGTACTTAGTTGCCGGATGGCTTTCAGTACGTTTCCGACTCGTGGACGCCCCCCCACTGAATGCCCCGATAAGGGCTTCAGTAGGTGGAGTTTCCCCGATGATGCCGATTACAGCATCGCGACAGAACTCAACGAATTTGGAAAGCGGGACCCTAGGCAGTAAATTGTAATCGCCCGGGGTATTTTCAAACCGCTCCCTCGTCCGTAAGTTCGATTCCTCCGTACGCAACCACTTTTCAATGGCGCGCTCCCTCCGAAGAGGAGGAGGTGCCGTCTCGTTGGAGAGGAACTTTGTGAAAACCTCAGCCTTTAACCAATCACTCTTCGGTGACGGGTGTAGGGCTTCGATTCTCTCGCGGAACTCCTCCGTTAGGTCTCGGGACAATGATTGATTCGCGTTCTTGCGAATAGGTCGTTGTTGAATTTTCACCTGGTACTCCAATGATGAAAGGTTGCCGTTCCCTTATGGTGAACGACAGGACAACAGAAAGGAAAACCACCACCAATGCCACAATGACACCGAAGATGACTCTCTCTCCGCTGCTCCGATCGACCCCAGATACAACTACTGGGGAATGCTCGGATAACGAAGGCAACTTACCAGAAGCCTTCAAGGTCGAGGATAATCGCATCCTTAAGAGGGCCCTTAATGCACATTTGTGCGATGAAGGCCTTCACTGTCGTGCGCTCCTCCTTCGTGGAAGCCTCGTCAAAGTTAAAGACGAGATCCGCGTAGTTGGTACGCAAAACGACAGGACGTGAAACCCCGTCAACGACCGTGGTCCCAGTGACCGGAACTGCGAACTTAATGGTTACCTTACGGCGACCGTTCGAATTCCGAGACTGGCTCACCGTGAGCCGCTTGTCCCCTAGGGGGACGCCCGTGCTCTCGATGAATGTTGCGACGCCGTTCGCGACACCATAAGGTTTAAACTCATGGGGTGTCCCGGCCTCAGCGCCTGGTGCCGAGTTGGTCACCAGGTCGGCCCGGTCCGGAAGGACTAGGCTAGTCAGATTAGGCATATAATGTGCTTTCTGATAAATCTCACAGCGGAATTGCCGAGAGAAGATATTCGATGTCAAGCTATTAACTATCGCATCGAACCACGGATTAGCGCAAGCGCGTTCGCCGTGTGGGTTGTCGTGAACGGATTACGTTTACCATAAACCCCAGGAAGAGGAAAGCCGTTGATTACATCACGTGTGAACGTGAAGTTGACGACTTCCACCAAACCAGGATTCAGGTAGTCTCCATCTCGGCTAGCCGAGTACTTGCACGTAGTGCTAGTGGAGACATAACCGTCCAGGAACGTAAGGCCAGATGTAGCGCTTAGGCTCTGCAGCATGTCCCCGACTGGAATGAACCAATCAAAGACGAAGGAGAAAGGAACGACCTCCCACCCTACTGACAGTGGATTAATCAAACCGTAGGTATCAGCACTCCTGAAGAAGGCGTTATCGATGCGAGCTGTAAGCCCACACGTAACAAACCCCTTACAGGACCAAGTACCAACGAACTCCCCAGAGACTGGGGCCTGTAGTTCCCTCACAGCGGTCTTCTTGACCAAAATGAGATTGGACTCAGGAGGAGTTGCTTTAAGCAACTGGTAGTTATCATAGATGGAAGACATTAAAGGCTTCCACCCATATTGATACCCCAGCCACCCTTGAGCAACCGATGTTCCGGATTTGATATCCTTAGCTTGGACTCCTAAGTGACGGGCCACTCCTGGCCAATCACCTCTCTTGGCAGCCATTGCGGCTTTCGCGAGCGAAGAGGTAGTCTGCGCGATCATGTTCACCGTTTGACGAGATTCGGCAAGATCGGCACCGTTTTGTACGGTACCGTCCCCTTGCAGGGCGAGTCTTGCTTTCGTTACCGCCTCGTTACGTGCGGTATCCAGGTCAGCTTGAAACTGACCGGGTGGACTCATAAACATGGTAGGTATATCGGGAGACAGAAAACGCGTTTCAACGTAATCCGCTCGGGTTACACCCCCATCGATCCAAACCGTCCGTTTCGTACTCGGAATGTCTTTCGACACCGTTGATACTTTACGGGTGTATGGTAGGGATTGAAGATGGTTCCCATGGATGGTCTCTGACTTATAACTCCAATCAGTTAGAATCGTATTGTAGGATTTCTC